TAATAGCCGAGTGGGGTACAACCTTAGAGATAGCCAACTATGAAGCGTTGGGTATCGGATATGAAATGACAGAATCAGGCGTGCGGAGGTTGGAAAAAAGCATTTCCCAATCTGACACGAATGATTCCGTGGCACCATCAACCAGCGGGAATCAAACCCCAGCGGCTCCCGCTATCGGAGGCAGCGGATTGGACTCAATCTGGCGTGATTTGATGGACAACAAAGCACAGTGGTGGGATCCAAACTGGGAGAAGAAATTAGATCCTAACGCTAACTTCAATAAGAACGGTCCTGACTATAAACGTCGGGCTGATGGCAAGGGCATTTGGCTCACCAAAAAGGACGGTTCCTCCCTCGTCCCTGACTGGTTTGTCTGCCCATTCACAGGCAAAAGCGCCAGCGAACTTGCCGAAATAGGCACGAGTATACGAGCCTAATAGGAGTAAGAAAACGTGGATGCTCTTACACCTGAAGAGGTGGCCCGCCGTCTTTCCGTTGCCACGGATGGGGAGACGGTGGACACTTCTCTATCAGATAAACCTAAGACGTGGGCTTTAACCAACCAAGTCGTAGATAACCTAGTCGGTTTCATACGCAACCCCTCCGAACGCTGGTACCTAGGGTTCCCCGAAATAGATCTAGCATCAAGAGGAGTGGGTAAAGGCGAAGTGTTGATGGTCGTCGGCAGATCACACACAGGTAAATCACAGATGCTACTTAACAGTATCGTTGTGAACCTGATCAACGACCCAGCAGCACATGTCGTCATCTTCTCAATGGATGAACCAAGAGAACTGGTAGCAATGAAACTATTCTGCTTACTTAAAGGACGCTCATCCACAGAAGTGGAAGAAGCAATCAAAGCAAATGACAAGAACACAATACAAGAACTTGCTGAAGCATCCGAAAAGGAACTGTCACGCATAGCAATAATAGACGAATCGTTACCGCTGTCCCGCATGGAAGAAGTCATGGAAGAAACAAGAGAATGGTTCGGAACCAACCCTTCCTTCTGTATGATCGACTACCTAGAGTTACTTCCGGGTGGTGACTCAGACGCAACAGGAGTGACAACCAAAGCACAAGCAGTTAAACGCTGGGCTAAAACACAACGAGTACCAGTCGGGCTTGTCCATCAAGCAGGCAGAGGCTCCGGTGATAAAGGCAAAGCCGCAGGATTATATGCCGGTAGATACGGAGGTGAACAAGAAGCAATCTTCGTGATAGAAGTCTACCGACAACGAGACAGATACGATCTGTCCCAATGGGAAAAAACGTACCATGACAATTCAATAAATCTAAACCTATGTAAAAATAAAAGAACAGCCCGACTGATAGATCAAACATATTACTTAGACCCATCAAGCGGACACATACACCCATACTGGGAGGAGTTGATACCCGATGCTCACTGAAGATTTTACAATAACTAAAAGACCAATAGCGTTAGGGGCAGGCATATGGGTGCAACGGTGGGTAGTAGAAAAAGAAGGCAGGGTATTAGAACTGTCCGACACTAAGGAAGAAGCAGAGATTTTTGTAGCCACCAGAGTAGACAACTGGAGATCCAGAGATGAGTGACTACAATAAAGAAACCATCAAAGGATTCGCCGACCTGTTCCGAGGTGGCAAAGTAGCAATAGACACAGGAGAGTTCAGACCATGGACAAACCACGACGGTACATTCATAGAAGCACAAGGCGAAGAATACGAAACTAAAATAGCAGACCACCTGCAAGCAGAACCAGCCATCGGAGTGTACCCACTGTTCGCACAAGACGACGGACTGAAAGTCTACTGGGGGTGCGTTGACCTAGACGAAGGAATGCAAGAATCATACGCACACGCAAAAAACATTCACCAAGTACTAAAACAACTAGACGTACAATCTTGGATAGAGCGATCACGTTCCAAGGGATTCCACCTTTGGGTGTTTTTCACACAACCAATGTACGCAAGAGATGTACGCACAGGACTGCTAGCAGCATGCGACCTAGTAGAAGCACCAACAAAAGAAGTAAACCCCAAACAAGTAGAACTCTCAGAACGAGGCTGGGGAAATGGTGTCCGTCTACCCTATGCGGCGAACCGTGAACGAGGAGGATACAACGAAATGGATAACCCTGAATACTCCTTCTCCATGGTACCAGTAGCGACTTTCGTAAAAGATGCTATACCAAACCGTGTAACACCCGAAGCGTGGGATCCTGTGAGAGCCTTATACAAGCCTCCTGAGCGCATCTCAGTGCCTGCTCCTACCGCATCCTCATCCAAACCTTTATATGGTCTCTCAAGGGCTATAAGAGTGAATGGTCCTAAAGGAAGTACAAAGAACGACAGATCCAGAACACTCGTAGCATTAGCATGCTCCATGTTTAGAGACGGGTATGACAAACCCACTATCTATTATGAACTAAAGTCTGCTGATAAGGACTGGGGCGGAAAATATGCCAGCCGTAAAGACGGAGATAAAATTCTGTGGAAAATAGTAAATGACTACGAAGAAGTCGCGTGGAAAAACCACGAAGATTACAAGCATCGTTATAGAGAGAAGACCAAAGGTCAAAGCGAGACCGAGACACACTAAGAGCGGCCATGTATTCACACCAAAAACCACACTCGATGAAGAAGATTTCATAGCGCAAGTATGGGAAAAAGAAGTAGGCAAAACATTAACAGGACCATTAGAAATAGTGCTGGTATACAGTCCAACACAAACAATACTCCACGTGATGGAATCACCACATGGAGCGAAAACCTTAACAGGAGATCTGGACAATTACATCAAGTTGACATGCGATGCATTAAACGGGGTGGCGTGGGAAGATGACAGACAAATCGTACGAATCAACGCAGTCAAGGTCGACAAACTTGATAGTGATTAAACTCGAACCTTGGGAATATGAATGGGCATCACACGTAGGATGCAGACGGTTCATAGAAAACTGGGAGAAACAAGACGCATCCCATTACAAACGCGACTACATGGAAGATGACCGAACAGCACAAGTAGCAGCAGCGGTAGGTGAACTGGCAGTAGCACGAGTAATCAACCAATACTGGAGTGGGCATGTGTGGGCTGGCAACCGTCACCAAGAGAACCGGGGACGAGCAGACGTAGGTCACAACATAGAAGTAAGAAGAGTTAGGACATCCAACAATGCTGCTGTTAGACGCAGGCAACTAGGACAAGGATTAGATTTATTTGTGGTTAGACCAGTGGCTCCCGAATTTAGAGAAGTCGAGATGCTAGGATGGATTAACCACGATGAAGCGTGGGAATTAGGAGAACCATCGGGTTATGATGCGGACAACACCCGTGTAATAGCCCCCGACTATTTGAAACCAGTAACAGAATATGGCAGGGAAACAAAAGGAGTTCCCGACTGATCCAACTGATACGTGGCGAGAAGGCAAGATACAGTTCGGGGCGAAAGACAGCCTCTTTCCACATAGAGCATCAACAGAAATAGAATCATTAATGGAAACACCGCCAGCAGCGGCAGAACGGCTCACATAAAAGAACTACTAGCCGACGCTGTAGAAGAACTAAACCCATTGGAAAGATGGATAGCAGAAAGACTACTGATAGAAGGACTGTCCTTACGTAAAGCAGGAGCAGTCTTAGGTATACCTAAAACATCACTGGCACGTAGACGTGACAAAATAAGACGCAAACTTATGATTCGTCTCATGCAGGAACCTGAATTTAAAGAATGGTTAGAGGATTTAAACCAATCATTCCCAGTCTTTGACGAGACACTGCCGGATCAACCCCATTAAAGACGTAGCCCAAACAGCAAAAGCGTACTGAGCCTCCTCAATACCATCGACACCGGCATGAAAAGCAGAAAGCAAAGTCTCCGCTTCCGCCTCATCAAACACCAATAATAAACCTAAGAGTTGTTCATCTGACCATTTAGCGTGTGTGCCATCAAGCACATCGAATAGATTAGAAGATGCCTCTAACTCTTGGTAAATCTCTTCTTGAATAGACGTACCTTGCTGCTCTAGGAACAATTCCCATTTAGCATCAAGATCCGTATTATCCATTATTGTTTCGCTACCTTATCCTTTACAAAGGTTTTCATAACTGACACAGCCGCTGCTAAACCAGCAACACCCGCACCCTTCGCTGACGAAAGGTCAGCAACAACAAAGACACCTAGAAATGCTTGCGCGAAAGTCCACGCTGCACGTTCTAGCATGTCAACCATGTTTTTCAATTTCTTTTCCTTTTTTTAGATTTCCTCGCATTATCATATGCGATAGCGGCAGCCTGATCACGTTTATAACCTTCCGTAATCAACTTACCTATGTTGCGACTAATGGTCGCCTGATCAGAACCCTTCTTCAAAGGCATAATCAGTACCTTGGGCGTGGTCTTTTTTTACGCGCCATTAATCGTTCTCGTCGAACTTAGCCCGCATTCCGTTACCCATTCGTAACATAGCGTCACCAGTTAACGTACCAAGATTAGCAGTAGGACGAGTAACAGTATCAACTAAAACTTTCCCCACAGCAGGCACCTTCATAGTTTCAC